TATCTTGCGCCACAGTGCAGTACTACCATCATCTCTGAGTGCTGATTGCTTAGCCATTACACATCATCATAACAAATGCCACATAACCACCAAGCATGAACCTCATGCAGCTCTGACTCAGGTGTTGCTTGTTCACACCTGGAGCACTTAATCATTACATCATCAGTATTCATTAGTGGTAGTTATTCCTTTGAAAGAACTCCCATGCTTTACATGGTGAGCCATATCTGTTATCGATGTACTTAAGTCCCCATCGTATTTGTTCCTCTGGTAGTGCATCTCTTAGATAATCTGATCTGCCTTGAGGTATACCGTAATGACTGCCATTCACAGCATCTGGATTCCATGCTGATTCTTTTCCATAGAGTTTACTTAAACAACTCATCTGGTATTTATCATCTACTAATACAGCTGCATACTCTTTAATAGTTAATTGTTTTACGACATCAGGTGAACCTGCGTAAGCAGGTGTAAACAGAGTTATCCCAATAGCAATTAGCACCGAGCGACCTACCCGGCTCACCGGGTCGCTCTGAAGCCTTGATGGCTTCTGCGAAGTTAGCGTACCATTCATGTCAAATCCTTTCGTATAACCGCAGGTCAGACCGCGTGTCTGAATACATGAAGCCCAAGATCGGGCAATATGCAGTTACGTAATACCTGTCGTTTATTGGATAATTTGTATTTAGATAGATCAACTCCATGTAAAGCCTCTAAATCTGGTATTTGAGCCGTTCTTAGGTTCTCACCCTTAAACTCAGCCTGTTCGATGTCATAGTTAGTCCAGAAGTAATGTCGTTGCAGTTCTATTGTTGGCTTGATAAGAACATCGTAATAAGGCTTCACATTCTCGACGACATAAAGCCCGTCAAAGTGAGTAGATAACAGAATGATCTCCTGATATAACTTCATGTCTGGATAGACTGCCTCAGTACCTCGATACTTGACTTGGATGTTAAATCTGAAACTACTATGAGACTGGCATGGAGGGCTTGACCAGATGTAATCAAAGTTCTTGTAATTAGCCAGTAAATATTCGTGAGCATCGCCCACAATTACCTCATCATTTGGATATAAGTCCTTGTAAACAGCTGCAATATCCGGATCTAACTCAACTGCCGTTATTTGATGCTCATCGCCCCATAAGCGCCTATTACCGCCAATTCCAGCATAAAGGTTAAGGATTCTCATTGATGTCCCCAACCTGTTCCCTTAAACGAGATTCCAAAGGTGCCCCAAACGCGGTGCATTTCCATCCCACAACATATTGGCTGATGTTCTTCATCCATTGACTTCTCGATCTCCATTGTTATCTGGCAAGTTACGCATTTGAATTCATAAGTTGGCATGATAAGCATTTCCTTTCCATGAATGTCCAAGATCCACATTTATCGCATCTGGCTGGCTGGTCTGTCGGTACAACAAGATGAAGTATCGGCATGATGTCCTTGACTTTAACAAAAGCCAGATATTCGCCTGCATCCTCTCCTTGACCATTACATCGCATTATTACCATTGGAATCTTTCCATTAGCATTTGATGCAGCTTGTTTAATCCAGGCTAAAGGCTGAAAGTCGGCTCTTGCCTTTACTTCGATGCTGAGCGTTGGGATGTTGAGAATGTCCTCACCCTGACGACCAGCCCCGGCAGTATCGGCAAAAGCCCACCAATGCCTTAAATACTCGGCTATGACCTTTTGAGTTCGATAGCCTCGATGTTTTCTATGGTTAGCCATTGATTGAATGACATTTCTTACAAGTCCAAGTCGCATTGATTGGTGCATCAGCATTTTCAATCTTGGCGACGTGAGCCAATATGACTTCCTCATTGCATAACTGACATCTTAAGGTCAAGTGCATTAGGTTCATCCATTGACCATTTATCTTGACTTCAACAAATCCCATTAAACTCTCGCCTTCTGCTTGCCCCATTTGCCGTTAGACTCCAAGTTATACCAACGAGTAGGGCAGTTCTGTGCTGGCGCTACATTGCCACCTGGGCAGAAAAATCCACCCCAAGCGCGTCCGTTCTTTTCGCCTTCTTTCCACTTCATATCACCATGTTCGCATTCCTCATGGTTTTGAACTCCTAGAATGCCTTGAACATTAGCAATCGCCTCAGCTGCTGTTATTGCTGGAGGCTGTGTTACATCGCCATAGATTGGTTCATTACTCCAAGGATCAGCAGTTAGTGCTTCCTCTTTAGTCTTAAACGATGGCACTTCCTTTGCCTTTGCGATGTCCTTAGCGCTGAGTCGTTCGACCTTGCTCATTTCTTCTCTTGATGGTCTCTTGCCTTTAGCTGCATAACCGCCGTTTGCAAGTGCTCGACCGATCGCTGAAGTCTCGCAGTTCTCCAGCGCTGAAGTTGAATTAACACCGCGATCAGTAACCTTCTCCTCAGCGTATCCTGTCGAAAACGCCACGCTATCTGCGAAAGTTCGATATAAGTATGCTTTAACAATAAATCGATCATTCTGAAATGACTCCAGTTCTGTGCTTATGCGAAAGTCCGGGAAGTCTTTGATGAACTTCTCTAATCGGGTTTCAACTGTCTCGTAATCTGCCAAATTAAACACTTGGTAACTCCTCTTGTTTCATTAGATACTCGGTTTGTTCCGGTAGTGACCAGACTGTACCGTCTGCCCAAGTCTGAACCTCGATGGCGCAGCTGTTGCAATAGTGTCGTCGTGTCCCTTGACTTCTTGGGTGATTGCTTACCACCGTATAACTTGCAGCCTTTTGCCCAAGTGTTGAATTAGCGCCAAATCGCACTTTGCAGTAATCGCACCAAACTCCAGGGGCTGATTTAATAACTGTCAAGGTCAGCCCAGTCAGTTGATGCAATTTGTCCAGCGAGCGCAATGTATGCTGCGCCGTCTTTGTAACTGTCTGAGTGGTGTGGCGTTTCTTGTAAGCGTGAGACTTTGACAAGTGCCATACAGATTGCGACTTCGTGAGGCTCGATGTCGCGCTCAAGATAGGCGCTCCAGAGTTTGGAGATTCGAAGGTGATTGAGAGCTGCCAAGCCGTAATCTTTACCTCTGTCTGCAATGAGGTCTTTTGCTTCGTCAAGGATGTCATTAGCGCGCATTAACACTCACGCGCTGACTGCTCTTGCCAATTACCAAGCCTTCGCGCTTGCCTTCCTCGAAGCCTTTGCCCCAACCAACAATAAACCATAAAACATTAGCAAGTAGTAATAACACAATTACTGGTACTTGTAGATCCATTTGATTGCTCCCGTTCTTGTAAGCATTGTTGCTTACTGGATTACGGTCTCACATTTGGCAGACAATTACACGTTAATTTTGATAACGAAACGATAACGATTCGCCCTCATCAACCGCATCATCGAGTGTGCGTCTAATGTCTGGCGTGAAGTCGTCCATTAACCCCAGCGCTTGCCTTGATAAATGAATGATCCGTCTTTAGGGTCAATCGGGATAAGTTCAGGCGTAAAGCGCTTGCCATGCAAAGTACCTACAACAAAGCCCATCTGCCAGTTGGCATAACCCTTCGTGTAGCCCATACCAGGACTTGAAAGGTCTACTAGGTTGCCAACCTCAACACCCCACACGATACGCCCATACTTGCCTCCAGAGGCTTCTGAGTGGGCTGATAGCCCAAGTCTGTGAGTGTGTCCAGATACGACTGATTTACCCATGCGTACAGCGCCGTTAAGGGCTGTTTGTCCAGGCTTGTTTGATAGTGGGAAAGCGTCTCCATGGCAAGTGTGCCAACCTGGAGCAAAATCAAATCCGTTTGGATGGTACTTAATACCAGCCTTGTCATAGCCCATAAACTTGTCATAACGCAGCTCAGGTAGATTCATAAATGCTGGGAGTCTGCGCGATAAAGACTTGTAAACACGCGCTCCATGATTTGAGCCAACAACGTCAGTAACGCCAAGATATTCGAGAATCTCTAAGGTCAGTTTACGATCCTCATCGATGTTGCCTTCGACCTCTTGCCATGGTTGAGCAAAGCCTCCCAGTTGAGGAAGATCAATCTCATCACCAATACAAATAGTTTGGTGAGGCTTGTAAGCCCTTAAAAACTTGCCTAGATTCTTGACTGCTGCTTCATGAAAGAACGGTGCCTGAATATCTGATATCCAAGCAATTCGTTTTACTGTCATTAGTCCTCGTCGTCGTCCTCATAGTCACCAAACCG